TAGCCAGTGAAAAAAGTCTGTTATAGTAGTCACCGAACTCCTTATCCGCGAGCCCGGTGCCGAACGTCTGCTCCGCTTTCAGTGTCGCGCCGGAGCGTAGCAGTCCCTGCGCCGCCGCGCCCGCGTCAACCGCTCGCAATCCCTGGTCGAGTGACCACGCATAGCCGGGCGATGTCTTGAAATTGCCCATCGCGGTGTTCGCGGCATCCGGCCCGTTCAACCCGAGCAGATCGGATGATGCCGTAAGTCCGGCCTGACCGGCGGTATTGTAGGGCGCGAGGTCGGCGCGAGCGCGTTCCTCGGCCGCCCGCTGTGCGGCGTTGGCGGACGATTGGGCGCTCTTCGTGGCCTCGCCTTGCAGGTAAGATGATGCGATGCCACCGACAGCGGTGACGCCCGCCGCAGCCACAGCCCACGGCACTTTAGTTGAACCTTTTCAAGAAGTTAGCCATGATTCAATCCTCCAGAACGAGGTTATGATGTTCGGCGATCGGCGGTTCACCATCCGGGTCGGCGTGGTCGGCGTTGTGGATACAAGCCAGCGTAACGTCCGGCTCGAGCGTGTGGAACTCGTGCATCATGCGCGCCGGGATTTTGATTGTCGCGGGCGCGCTGAAGTCTCCCACCAGATCCTCGCCGCACCACACCCGCACTGAGCCACGCAACAGCGCCGTCAGATGTGGAAATTTGTGTGCATGCTGCGGGATGACCGTCCCGGCGTCGGCGACCGACCAGACGCGATAATAGATCCCGCCATAGATCACGCTGCTGACCGTCACCGGTTGGTTGATCGCGCGTTTCATTCCGCCCTCATGCTCACGATTACCGTGATTCTGTCCGTCTCTCCGTTATTGACCGTCGCGTGATTTTTAAGATTATCAAAAATCCAACAATCTCCGGCACCCATCACTACCCGTTCGTCCTCGCATGTGCTGTAGCAGGCTGGATTGGTAGCGAGTGGCAGATACGCTTTTGTCGTGAAGAATTCTGGATGCCAGCGTCCTCGATCGTCATGTGGCTTTACCTGCTGTCCACCTGGGACGCGGGTTATAAGAATTCCCCCCAGTTGCACCGCCTCGCACCGCGACATCAGGCCAAACACGATCGGGCGAAGATGCGGCAACGCGTGCCACGCCGGGTAGAAAACCGGGATAAAAGGCTCGCGATACGCCTCCGGTGTCGTCAGATCCTCACGCGCTCTGAACCGCACCCAGATGTCGTCCGTGCCTTCAAACGACCCCTTTCCGCCCGTGCGCGCCGTGTTGGAATTCCACAGTTCAGGCTGACGATATAGGTCGAGCAACAGCGGCAATACTTCCACACCTGATGCGATCTTGATGAAATTACGCATGGCTGGTCTTTGACGTCTTTCCTGCCCTCCATCCGGTATCATTCTTCCGAGTGTAGGCGTCTTCCACCGACCATCCTTCGGCAATCCGGCGACATATTGTCGTGTAGTGAACGCCAGCATTGGCTGCCCACTCCAGCAATGTCTTTCCGACGCCGTTTATCGTGATTATCTTGCGAGTGAGCGGAATTCGGCGCTCCGATAGAAATTTCGACGCGTCCACTTTCCCCGTATCCGCGCGCAATCGGAGGGTACCGTATTTGATGTTAGACTCCTCCGCCCACTGCGCGATGGTCTTTTTCTGCCCGTCGATTTCAACGACCCGACTTGAACGGCGATTTCTGGCCTGAGCCTTGCGATCCACCCATGCGCAGTTATCCGGTGAATAACCCCTGGAATTGTCCAGGCGCTCAAGGGTTAATTCTGGGTCGTAACCGCTGGCTATGGCCCAGTCGCAAAACGCTTCGGCGGTGTTCCATTCAACCGCGAGAGTTATGCCTCTCCCCCCATAATTAGCATAGGCGGGGTTCCTTGGGTTCCGACATCTGGCCCGCATGGAGAAATAAGCGTTGTAGAGTTTTGGGTGGGTTATCGAGGAGCCATGGGTTGAGGCAACACCTCGATCGCTTCTGACTTTTCGCATGCAAAACCATAGCGCATATCGGACTAATCGACCAGAAGCGAGTTGCACGAACCGGGTCATCGCTGACGCCTCGCCCACAACATGCCCGTAGCCGACACGCCCCCGCTCGTGAACCCGCATTGCGCCACGAGGTAAACCGTCGTGTCCGTGCTGACATTGATCCGCTGATCGCCGCCCGTGCCGAGGCGCAACTGATTGGCGGCGGCCGACCCCGCGACCCTCGCGGATATCACGTTGAGCGTGGCTGAGACCGTACTGCAACTCGCCGCCGCGAACGTCACCGCCCCGGTCGGATTGATGATCACATTGCCCGCCACATCCCAGTCGCCCGGCGTCAGATCCAGGCTACAGATGTTCTGGACCGAGCCGTTGCTCAGCCCCACGGAGGCGCCGCTGGGCGTGACCAGATACTCGCCAATGTCCCCGGCCACCGCGTCAGAGCCGTCCGTTACCCCGGCGTGCTTCGTGGCGGCAACCGCCATCGCGTTGACCTGATCCGACAGGCTCTGGTGGTATTCCGTCCACGCCTGCGAGTGCTGCTGGCCCGAGGGGTAGTCGGCGATCGGCGCGTCATGGAACGGCGGATCGACGCGTTTTGGTGCCGTCGCCATCACGAGGCCCCCGGCGCGATGTCGGCGCTGACAGCGTAGAGGCGAGTCAGTCCATGAACCGTCAGCCGAAAACTCCGCTCACGGAACGATCCAAGCCGTGTCGTGAACACGCGATGGCGGAATGTCCCCGGCGCCCCCGCCGACATGATCCGAGGCGTCGTCCACGTTCGCGCGCCGTCGTTCGACCAATCCAGGCTCACCGGCCCCGGCGTCTCGGCCGAGCCTACTTCCATCTCGATCTCCACACGCGCGCAGAACGCCCGAGCGCCGCGAACGCTGCTGACGGTAATCGGCGGCAACGTCGCCTGCCTGATCACGGTGACGCCCGCGTCAACCGGCCACATCGCCAGGGTGTAAATCTGCCCGGTTGAACGACCCCCGAACAAATGCAGCGCGTTATTGTCGGTCGCGGCGACCCATGCCGCCCACGGGGCGTGTCCGTCCGTGCTGGTCGAACGCTCGTGCCACTTCTCGGTCGTGGCGTCGTAGACCAATGTCCGGTCATCCAGGGTCGTCAGGCAGTAGAACCAGTGACCCCGGAACGCGTGTGTCATCGCGTCCAGACCAACCGCGTTGCCGCTGATAATGGCCTCGATGGCGTGCGTCGAAACCCGCTTCGGCGCGTAGCCGTTTGATCGGTAGACGATACCATCCAGCCCCATCCACCACACCGAGCCGTCCATGCGGCAGACCGACATCGGCGAGCCGGTGCCGATATTGATCACCCCGCCGGACATGCGGCGGAATGGGAAAAACGAGATCCCCGGCGTGGTCTCCAACCCACTCGACCCAGCGTCGTACCAAACCTCGAAGCCGCTCTCGCCCACCGTCCAGACCTGCCCGCGATGCGCGATCACCCGACGTATGGCGTTTGGCATGGCGTCGGAAAACACGAAGTCCAGCGCGTCGAAGCTCAGTGGATCAAGCAGACGGGAAATGAACCACTGCGACGTGTCGCCGAGCGAGGAAAACACGAAATAGCCGTCCACGTAACAAACCGACGAGGCGCCGGGGAAGTCGGGGTCGGTGATCAGGTTCAACGCATCGCCGGGCAGATGGCCGCAGGTATAGGCACGCGGCGCCACGCAGATCACGGCGGCGATCGGCCCCGCCGCGATGGTGACGAAGCTGTTCCAGGGCGATGTTCCGGCGTCCGCCGTGCCGACATCAAGCAGGATCTCGATCGTTGGCGTGCCGTCCGCCGCGAACCGCAGGCGGTAGGCCTTCGTCCCGGCTACGAGATAGATCACGCCCGGCGCGTCGTCGTTCATCGCCAGGATCGGGTCCGCCCCGACACTGAGATAGGGCAGCAACGCTGGCGTGGAGACCAGTGGCGTCTCAGTCCTCGCGTCGGCGGGCGCCTGCTCGACCATTAAATTCAAAAGGGTCTTATGCACCAGTGGCAGCGATGGGTGCTCGTATGTCTCCGTGGGAAACGGTATCCGCCGCATCCCGGTTTTGGGCTTCAGAGCCTCAGAAAGCGTGGCTAAAGTGTCAGACATATGGCATTAATCCCGATGCGGCCGGCGGGACCTCATTGAAGCAGCGCGTCCTGTAGTTGGGTGAGTGTGTCAGCATTTCACCATTTCCCGGCGGCCGCATGCGCGGTGAGCGTGTCGGACATCGCTTCAGGTCACCAGGTTGTTGAAAACGAGTTTATTTGTCCCCGTCGCGGTGTCACTCAACGGTGAACCGGTATTGCCATACAGGCTGCAATTCGTAATCACGTAATGATCGAGACCCCCGGCGGTCAGGATGCCGGCACCCGCGTTGCCCCCTCTGCCCCCATAGTTGCCGGCGCGAAACCCGTTGAAGGTAATCCCGTTGACCGGCGTTCCGTCCACGTGCGCGCCGTTGCTGGAGTTGGCCTCGGAACGGCCGCCGATGATGTTGATCCCGCTC